CCATTTCCTCTCCTTGTCAGTGTGTATAAGTGCTATCATAAAAAATAGTTCCGTCTCTTTGTTTTAGTTCGCTCACAAAACCCTTTAGCACACATCTCACTGGTGCATACTTATTTATAAGATCTTTTGCTATTTTCACTTGACTTTGACTTATTGGAACTTTGATAAGTACTGCATACTCTGCCCAGTTGGTTAAGCCAAAATCATAAATATAAAGTCCATCATTATGTTTCACAGAACTATCATATGAATGTGAACCATCTCTTTTTACATTATAAATATATTTATCTTTATCTTTGTACTCAATTATCTCAGCTTCATATCCTGGAATACTAAAGCCAATTGCTTTTAATATTTCTAAAATAGCCCATCTGGTACCCTTTAATCTATGAAGTTTCAAACTATCTTTTATTAAAGCTCTTTTTTCTGTTTCTCTGAGTTTATCATCCCAAAGATCGACTTTAAATGAATAAGCTAAATATGGTAAATATTTAACTTTACAAGTTTCAGGGTTAGCTAAATCCTTAAAAACTTCTATTTCATCATTTAATGTTTTGAATACTTCACTTGCTACTGCATCAATACTATGTAACTCTTTTTTCTCAAATGACGGTATAAGTGATTGTGTTGCCACTGTTTATCCCTATCTCATTATCAGCTATAACTATATCAGCAGTTGGATTTGTGATGATAACCTCTTTGACCCCATCTACTTTTAAAAAGTAATTGATTTCACTAAGTGTTATATCTGTTCCTATCTTTTTAAGTGTTTTTAATCCATCCTCTAAGCTTTTCACTGCATTTGTATAAACTGTTGCTGTTTCTTGATTTGGCAAAATCTTAAGCTCTGCTACTATCTCAAAAGGAATTTCAACTGCTTTTTGCACAACAACCTGATCTGTTAGCGGTCTAACCTCTTTTGCATTAAGCATCTTTTCTATTCTTTCTTGCATCAGATCATCAGCATCTTCACTATAGTAGTAAACATTAACAATTCCAGGACCACCATTTAGCACGGCTACATCTTCAATTCTCTCATCAGCTTTGAATGCAAAGCTTTTATATGTCTCTTCGCTCCCTGCAGTTGATTTATCTGCAAGTGATAAAAGTATTCTCTTTCTAAAACTCTCATCGCTCTCAACATCGCTACCATTTTTAAAAGCTTCTTTTGCTTTTGCTTTCACAACAAATGGCAAAGGAGTAGTTATAACCTCTGTTTTGACTTTACTTTGTGCTATCTCTTGTTGCAACTCAACAGTCCCTTCACCTTTTGTCTCTCCAGCAGGGATAACTACATCTTCTAAAAGCACTCCTTTATAAGTGCTTGTCTCATCTGTTAAAACAAGTCTTTTTGGAATAGTTACATCTTGATTAAGTGCAGTGCTTAAGCTAAACTCATACTTTGCATATGGCTTTGCACCTTTTAGTCTCTCAAGTCCATAAAAAACAGCAAAATTATCAAGATTAGCCCCTGAGGCAGTTGATAAGAAAAACGCTTTTGCAAGTTCATTGAAATAGGCTCTAAGATAAAGTTCTCTATATGCAAAAGCTTCTAATATAATCTTAAACTCATCGCTCTCAAGAGGCTTCCAATCAGGTGCTAATTTTTTAAAGTTTTTGATATTTTCAGACAGGATTGCCTCATAGTCAAGCTCTTGTAAAACTGTAGGCTTTGGTAGAGCATCAATATTAATCATTATTAACCTTTACAACTTCCCCATTTTTTAAATGAACACTTATTACAGTTTTTCCGCTTATAGGTTCAATTTCAAAGCTAACTTTATCCATCTTAACTCTTGGTTCCCATTTTGTGATAGCTTCATATGTATATCTTATAGCTTTTAATTTATATTCATCATTAAGTTTTCTATCTCTTAGTTCATAGAGCTTACTTCCAAAATCTGGACGCATTACTCTACTGCCAAGAGGAGTTTTTAAGATACGATTTATACTCTCTGCTACACTTACTTGATACATCTCTTACCTCGCTTACCTCGGTTCAGCTGTTGCTCCGTCAGTTGTGCTGTGTGTATGACCTGTTAAGTCGCCTCTGCTGTCTGTAATATTTCCACTTACAACTAAATTACCATTAATAAATACATCCCCATTATTCGTAGTTTTTGCAGTGATATTTATACTATTTGCTATTACTGTGATTTTATCGCTTGCATCTATCTTTAACTATTTTGCCTTAGTGTCATAAGTGATAACCGTTCCATCCTCATACTTAATCACTTCCATAGAGTCATTTGCCAAAGATGGCTCTTTACAACCCTTGTTAAAAATACTTCTTAAAATAAATCCACTACTTGCATCTCCAAAAGGGCTAAAAACTACAACTTGCTCACCAACTCTAACAGGGATAAAATGTTTTTTAAAACTATTTGAGATGGATACTACGGGAAGCCAATCAGTCTCTCTTTCAAAAATCTTAACTCTTGCAAGAGCTTTACCTTCATTCATCTTTGTTTGAGTTACAGTCCCATAATTGACGATGTTATCAATCTGCCTTTTTAGTTCCGCTGTCATTGCTCCCACCTTCTTGTCTCATATGAAACTTCAAATTCAAGTCTTGCTCCACCGTATAGTGTATCTTTATGCTCTACTAAAAATTCGCTTCTTTTGAAAAAGCACCTATATCCCAAATTTTCTTCAACTACTCCAAAGGCTTTTAAAACATCGCTACTAATCTCTCTTAAATTCCAAGTTACATTATCTTTTTTGATTGCTATATCTACCTCTATTTTTAACTTGTGATAAAACACTGTCTCATCTTGTACTTCATCAGACACATCTCTTACGATGATTGCTGGAAACTCATCAAAATCAAGTGGTTTCTCTAACCATTCATACACATTTTTTCCAGCTTCGCTGTAAAATCCATTTGCAGATGAAATTTTTCTTAGTTGCTCTACTATTTCATCTACTATGTTTTGTCTTATTAATGTGCCTTTAACCATTTTGTTTATCCAAAAATATTATTGTTGTTCCATCTTTTTGAATGCTCTTTTCAATAACCCCATAAATTTTTTCATCAATCTCAAATATAGATTTATGAGTAATCCCATCAGCTTTAGATGTCTGCACTGTTAGTGCAGGAACAGTTGTTTCTACACCTTGATACTCATTCTTCTCAAAGATTACCTCACTATTTTCATCAAAACAGAGATATTCAAGTGGTGTTGCAACTCCATTTACAATATGATTGCAAACACCACCAAAATCATTAGAGTTTGCTAAATCTCTCTCTATCATTTCTTTGAAATTACTCATTGATAAGCTTTATAATCTCCGCTTTTGTTGCATTTCTTGGGACATCTAACCCAAGCTCCTTAGCATATGCTACTAACTCATTTTTATTCATATCTTCTAAAGCTTTAGTCGTATCTTCATTTTCTATAACTTCATCTTTAAACTCGATAGCCTTTCCGAGGGCTATCAAAAGATTTGCATCTTTTTCCTCAATCTCATAAATTTTTCCAGCAACTAAATCTTTACCACCACAAACTGTGCTTCTAAGAACTTTAATTTTCATTTACACCCCCTTTTAAACTTGAGCATCTTTAATCACTGCAAAACTTTCAGGTCTTCTTACTCCTACATCAGCAAATTGGTCAGCAACGATAGAAATTTTTCCTTGTTTAGATAGTGAGTATGGATCAACAATTAAATCAATTCCGCCCCAAAAACCAATTAGTAAATCCTGGAAGTTTCCAAAAATAAGTGCTGAAAGGTTTGTTCCATTTCCTTTTGTCAAGTTTGATGGAAGTTGATTAGAAACTATATATCTATAACCATTTAAATTATCGCCTTCCAAAATCATCTTTGGATTTCCATCAGTTATAGGAGTTTTCTTTAAATATCCTCTTGTTCTTGCATTTAGTAAATATGCAAGTCTTCCAATATCTGCATTATCTACTGCAACTTCTGTTTCCATATCAACTATATGACTATTTTTTATAGGTCCGCCATCGCTTCCAATTTCAACAAGTCCAACTCCAGTTTCATTCAAAATAGTTGTTACCCCGAAAGCATCAATTTTTAGAGCTATTTGGGACATCAAATCATTTCTGATCAGATTTTCAATAGCAACAGATGATTGATGCAAAAGTTGTTTACTGTATGCACCACCACCGCCAAATCTTTTTGGAGACATTACAAGCTCAGATAACTCTATATCACTATCAGTAATTTGGTCTGTTTCTCCAAGTTGCTGAGCTTCCATTGCCTTTGTCTGTTTTGGAAAAGATATATTTCCTTTTAGTCCTGGAAGAGTTTCAGCGATTTGCAATAGTGCTGATTTGTTTCTAAGCAAATCAATCAAATCGCCTTTTTCTGTTGCAACTGTTACTCCATTTGTTGAAGCAACTGTCAAATCCCTTTTAAAAACATCAAAAGGCACCAACACTCCTTGTGCAACAATGCCACTTCTCTTTTGAGCTTCGGCTGATAGCTCAAGCTCAAATGCTGCTTCTTCTTGTGCTTTTCTATCGTTTGGATTTGCTAATGCTCTTAAAACTTTTGCAAAAGAGTATCTTTTTACCTCT